CCCACGAAGTCATACTGGATGACCGGCGTTCCGTTCACCTCGAAGGGTGACGAGCGACCAGTCACCAGAATATTCCCGGCGATCTCGTTGTCGTTGGTCGTTTCCTTCGATGCCCGAAACACCGCCGCGCCCTGAACGATCCCGCCAAGCGCAGTCGCATCACTCGCACGCGCAATGTAGTTGCCCGAGAACGAATACAGCCCGGATGCAAAGTCTTTCCATGTTGGGGGCGTTGAAGAGAACCCGCTATGGTCGTGTTCGGTGGCCGATGCTGTGATTGTCCAGCTATGGCAGCCAAGCACATACCCGCCCGCAACGGTCACGAATCCTTCGTGGCCCGATGCCGGTGCAGCCTTTGGATACTTGCCCGCAAAGGTACCCGACCACTCACGCAGCCCGGCGAGGTTTTCCATCGCAATCGGGGCCGTCGATGCGAACCCAGTCCCGTCCAACGCCTCGCCTGCCAAGGTCACCGACGCGCTGTAGGGCTTGGTGCTTGTGTTGAGCAAATATCCGAAATCGGTGGTTGCCCCGTCCGCGCTGATCAATGCCTCTAGTCCAACTGTGAATGCCATTTCAAGCCTCCTGTATTTCTACCGTGAATGTCATCCAATAGTGATAAACATCCTCGGTGTGTTGCGTTCCGAATGTTTCGGGTCTGAGTGTTGCAGCCGCTACATCGGTGACCGCTGGAATCTTCCATCTCGCAAGCCCCACGGTTGGGGTATTGTCCGTTCCCTCACTATCACCATAGATCATGGCAAGAACCGCGAGGGCTGGCACTTGGCCGTTCAACTTGTGATCGTACACCGAAACCCGGTAGGTCGCCTCGGCAATGTTCTTCTCAAAGACCATCGGATCAAAGGTTCCGTCGATGAGTTCAAAGATGATGTAGGGGTCACCGCCACGGCTTGCAACAATATCAGGCCCGGCCGAGGTGTCCCAAGTACCCTGAACCGCTGCGGCGATCGCGCCGGTGTTGAGCCGCGCGAAGATACTGGGGCCGAATGCGAATGGATTAAAACTCATTCTTTTCCTCTCAGGAATGAATCATGGCCTTTTTTGAACTGTGCCTCAATCTGCTCTTTCTTATTTCTAAATAGAACGCCAAGCCATGGGCGTTTCTCTATTTTGGTCGTCCCCTGATCCAAATAGAACCCATATGGAGAATCCGAATAGCCCCTGCGAACACCTGTCATGTATTTCAGGTGGCCTACTTTTCCGCTGATAATGCTCCGCGCCAGGTTGCCGGTTTGCTGCATCGGGGGTGATCCCGGCTGCGATCGGGCGAGCCTACCAAACGACTTCTTCCAACCGCCTTGACCAGCCTGTACTTCTGGATTCACTATCATAGATTCAACGATCTTAGTTTCCGCGTACAGCGCCGCACGCTTCAAACCATTATCAACAGCGCCCTCAATATCTTCTATTGATTCATCCGTGTTGTCCTCAATAATGAACTCACTGCTCATCGCGTTTCCTTCCGAGCGATCACCAACTGAATGCCCGACTTGCCCTGCTGGTGACCCGACCCAATCACCGACATAGCCTGCCCGCTTGGGAAATAGTTGCTGGTCACCGTTATATCCTGCCCATGATCGAGCCGTATATCCGTCCCGTCCTGGTGTCTCACACACAACTTGATTCGGTACATCGACACATCGGTATCCTTGCCGAACTTGAACACCTCGCCGGGCGACATGATCTCAATCGTGCAGGCGATATTCGATTTGACCGTGTTGGTCGTCGGGGTGTACGAACCATAAGCGTCCACCTCGGTACCGCGCGTGTTGATCGTCAGCGTTGCCCGCATCCCTCTGAGTTTGGCGGGCTTGTCGGGCTTCGTGAAGGCCATTAGCCGACCGCCAGACCGCTACCCCGCCACGGACGGCAAAGGTCGGCGTACCGCCGTGTGATCAAATCAGGGGCCAACACAGCGCGATTCACAACACCGTCGGCGGTCGTGGACAGTTTCCAGTTCTCGCCCGCGTCATCAAGCGCCGCATCGACCAGTATGTACATCAAGCCCTTCAGTGAATGGGGGATGGTCGAATAGCCGCCCTGGTACGAAACAAGGATATTGTCGGGTGCCGAATCATCCCAAATGGCACACCGCGATCCCGATTGACCGTAGTACGACCGTTCGCTATCCCACGAATCAAACGACCCATCAAGCCGGAACAACTCACCACGCTCGGTGAATCGGTAGGCGGTCGCCGCAAGGGTTGTCTCGACACCCGAAGAATCAACCGTCTTGACTTCCTCGACAGTGATGATCGGGGTGTTGTGTATCCATATGGACTGCTCACCGTTTCCGCTGAACTTCGCATCTGAGTATGACACCGCCTCAAACGCCCGCCCGCAATAATCCTCTAGCATCCCCTGCACGACACCAATATACAAAGCAACGCGGGCGTCCCAATCAGTATCGGCGATGCCCGCATGAACCTTGTATTCGCCTGTAGTGATGAGTGCCATTGATTACCTCACGCGCTCATAGCTTTGTTCTGGACCTCTGGACGCTCGACACGCTCAGGCGAACCCTTCTTTGGCGCGTCTGACTCAACCGCCATTCCAGACCTGATCCAAGTCTCGGCAGTCGCGTCATTGACCTGGGTAATAGAACCCTTCTTACCCATCGAACAGTCCGTTTTTAGTTTGATCCACTTCATTGTCATCACTCCTTTTTGTTTTGAAATAGCCCCCTGGTACTTTCGCGCCGAGGGGATTGGGTTTGTATGTCGATTAGGCGAATGCTTCGGTGGTCAACCCGCGCAGTGCTGCGGTGGTTGGGCTGACATTCGGTTCTGACAAGATACACACGACCGAGATTTCGATCACATTGGCAGTAGAACTGGTGAGAACCAGACTCAGGAACTGGCCGATGTTGCGATCTGACAAATCCACCTCGATAGCGTGGACCGTATCGTCCGCATCGCCGTCAATCACTGCAGTAGCGATAGACGCACCGGTGACATCGGTTTGCGAGCCGCCCGTAGTTGGGGCCGATTGAACCTTGCACACGCTGATGTTTGCAGATGCGGCAGCCGCACCCACGCAGATCAGGAAGCGTGCATTGTTGTAGCCCGTTGCGTCAACCTCAATCTCAGCAGCCGTAGCCGATCCGAGTGACTGCGGCGCAATCGCCAGTACCGTCTTCATATTCTGAATATGCTTCATTTCGTTCCTTCCTTGTTCTGGCTTACGCCTTGAGTGCGACCACGCCAGAACCGGCATCAGTGCCAGCCGCGAGTGCTTCGTTGTTCACATCGTGACAGTTGACGGCCCAACGCTGGGTCATCTTGATACCGAACACATCTTCATCGAACCAGCGTTGATCGGTGGTTGCGACCTGCTCCGAGCCGGTGACTACACCGAACTTGGTTGCATGGCCGAACGCGCCAGCGTATGCGTCGATCTGGTCTGCGTTGTATGACTTCGGAGCGCGGTTGTTGATGTAGACCGGGATTCCGTCCCAGTCCCACTTGGAGGTGAGGCCTGGACCAGACACGCCATTGAGCAGCATCGCGCCGGTGTTGCCACCTGCGGACAATGCAAAGCGACGAAGAACCGTCATGTAGAACTGCCACGATGTAGCGATACCGAAGTTTGGATCTTCCGATGCCCATGCTGCACAACTTCCGAGGAAGTTCTGAATGTCAGCAATCTCGTAGCCGCCCCAGTTCGCAGTTGTGCGGGCCGCGAGGTTCGCGTCCACAGTGGAGTTCGCACCGATCTTGTCGGCGAGTCCTTCGCGGTTATTCGCACCGTTGAAGTAGCAGTCGTCTTCCCATGCCCGCAACTGACGGAACATAGAACTGGCGATCACATCTTCAATATCGAACGCTGAGTCTTGCAGGAGTTCCATATTAATTTTGGCGAGTGCATACGACTTCTTTGCGGTCAGGTCAACATTGCCGACGAGTACGGTTGATGCAGTCATCGGATCGCCCTCGCCCACATCGCCAACCGCCACATCATCGTGAATCTTGGACACCGAACGGAAGCCCTCACGCATGGTGGTGACACCGGCAGCAGCGCGGGCCGCACCGAATGAACTGAAGTTCTCGATAAGCTCAGGGAAGTATTCACCGAACACCAACGCGCCACCGGTGGAGTTGATCCCTACAGCGTGATTCTTGGTCATGATCTTCTCGTCCGCTGCCTTCATGGTGTACCCATGAGCAGACATTGCGTGCGAGCGGATCATTGCATTGAACACCTCCATACGCTCGGCATCGCCGAACACTGGGGCGTGCTTGGTGCGGCTCAGTGACCGTCCATCCTTGATAGCTCGGTCGTATGCGATCATCTTCGCACCGCGCTTGTCGCCGATCTTGGCATGACCAGGGAGCATAGTTGCGGCTGGATTCGGCGTGCCGTTCTGTAGCGTCCGAGTAGCGGACTTCTGCGAGCGACGGAAAGCGCGGAACGCTTTGAGTTCCTCATCTTCCTCGCCGTCCTCCATCTTCACTTCTTCTTCTTCTTCGAGTTCCGCTTCCT